TGGTGATAACGCATTTAGTGTATATAGTGGTTCAACTGCAGCAGCATACGATTTATCAAACTTCTATGTAATCAATATCAATAGAGCTAGATACAAAGAAAGATTAGACCCAGGTAACATTTCAATTAAATTAACAGGTACCGCTGGTACTGTAACTTTGATTGATGATAGTGGTGCAACTGATGAAAACGTAACCGCTTCAGGTAGAGTTTATAATTTAGTTAGTGGTTCATTAAACATTGGAGTTGCTACAACTGCATCTGTTGCACAATATTCTGATACTTACACAAAGCAAGGATATGGTTTATTTTATCCTGATATGGGAGTTATCTTATTAAACCCAACCGCTTTATCAGCATCAGTTGGAGGAGCATTAGCAGCAGCAACATCTTCAGCAGCATCTACATACCACATCAATAGAGGTGCAAACTTTGGTGGTGTAGCATTGTTAAAAGCATTGGATAATGGAAATGATTTCCAAGCTCGTAGAACTGAAAACGTTTCTACATCTCACTATTTTGTAAGAGCAAACAATAGAGAGTTTAACTTCTCAAACAACCCAACATTTGTAACCGGCTCAACTGGTCAATTCGTTCAAGCAACGTTTGAAAAAGACCCACATGTTTATATTACAACTGTAGGTTTATACAATGATGCAAATGAATTGTTAGCAGTTGCAAAAACTTCTAAACCAATTGAAAAATCATTTGATAAAGAAGTTTCTATTAAGGTTAAATTAGATTTCTAATCAGAGAACAATCTAAATATAAAAGTGAAAGCCCAATCTCAAAGGATTGGGTTTTTCATTAATAAGATATTTATATGTGATATGTTAAAAAGAATACCTAAATCAGATATTAGTATTCGCCCGTTTAAGGCGTATAAGAATTGGAGCTTTGATGAAAACTCTACGGAAATTACATTATTAGAAGCCAACGTATCTTCATCCGAATTATCCGGCTTATATCCCAAAAATTCAATCTACGGAACACTACGTTCAGCATTTTATAATGGAAATGAAGATAATCCGTTTTATAGATTAGGTTCAAAAACTAATTTATATGATACAAGTAGTGCAGGTGAAAGATATTTGGGGTCAAATGCAAAAATACTTTCTATCCCAAACACATATGTTGGTGAGGGAATTAAGAAAGGTTCATTGTTACTAAACGATGCTTCATCGGCTAAAATATTCATAGATGATAGTAATGGTAATTTAATAGATTCAAGCGGAGATTCAGTTAGCGTAACATCTTTAATAGCTGGATTTGATACAGGTTCATTTAATCAATTATTATTTGAAGATATAAATGGTGTAGAATATCATACTACGTTTTTAAACGGATTGGATGATATGGATATTCAAAATGATATATTGACACTAAAATATGAAGGAAATACATATGAAATGCAATTAATATCATTTGATATCAATACTGGCAAGTTGAAAGTAAAACAAATACCATTCTTAATAGGTTCTGCCGCAGACTATAAGGTTGGTAATGTATTTTATAATCAAGGTATATTGGTAATAACAAAGGATGTTGAAGAAATATTAACTGCATCATTTGATTTAAATTATAAATCTACTCAAACTATTTATGAACATGAATATTTGTTAATTGTTAATAAAGATGAATTTAATGTTTCACAAAATCCATCTGCAATTGTAGAAGTAGGAAAAGAAACCGAAAAATTAGTAGGTTCGGATGGTAAAATATATCAAACAATAACAAAACCTGGTGTAAAATATATTCGTAAAAAATCTATATTAGATAATGGAAATGAATTGGATTATCGATTTACATCATCGGTTGATTCTAATAAATTCGCCGGATTTGAACATTACGATTTAAGTGGTTCTATGGATTCAACGGGTTCATTCCTTGCTCCATTTATAACCACAATCGGATTATATGATGATGATATGGATTTGGTAGCAGTAGCAAAATTACCACAACCAATTAAATCAGAACCAGATATACCTATAAACTTTATTATCCGTTTTGATACTTAATTTATATTTATATTAAACAATAGAAACTATGTCAAAGATTTTAGATTTATACGAAGCAAACAAAGCAGCATTGGGAGTTGATAAAATTTCTTATGAAGCCGGTGTTAATGCAAAAACCCCATACACTACAAATGATTTGAAAAAAATAGATGAGCAAGTATTAACTGCTGCTAAATTCAAAACAGGTAGAGGTGGTGAAATCGCTGGAGGTAAATACTCCGATATGAAGAAAAAATAATTTTAATGGCTAAAAAAGTTACAAAAAAATCTAGCAAATGGGTTGCTAGAAAATATGGATTTAAATCCGGTCTTGAAGAAAACATTTCAACACAAATTGAAGAAAAAGGAATTGAAGTTAAATATGAATCGGAAAAGGTCAATTATATTGTACCCGCTTCTAAACATACTTACAATCCTGATTTTAAGTTGCCTAATGGTATATTCGTAGAAACCAAAGGTAGATTTCTTGCGGCTGATAGAAAAAAACATTTGTTAGTTAAGGAGCAAAATCCACAATTGGATATCAGATTCGTATTCTCCAATTCAAAAAACAAAATCAGTAAAAATTCTAAAACCACATATGCATTGTGGTGTGAAAAAAACGGATTCAAATATGCGGATAAAGTTATTCCAAATGAATGGTTTGAAGAATAATTTGGAAATAAAAAAATAATTTCGTATATTTAATATAGAAAACCTTGTGATTAATACGTTAGTGTCCTTTGAGGCATTTGAGATGGAGAAATACCATCGAATAACGAATTAAATAACAATTAAAATAAAATAAGGAAATGAAACAATCAATTTGGACGGTAAATCAGCCGTCAAACCCTCAAGCGTTTATTACAAAACGAAAACAAAGAATCAAACAATTCGAAGGTCAAGTCTATCTTAATGATGGAGATGAATACGAAATTGAAATCTTTAATCCAACTCCAACTCACATTTTAGCAAAAATCAAAATCGATAATGAATATTTATCAGGTGGTGGTATTGTGCTAAGACCTGGTGAAAGAATATTTTTGGAAAGATTTTTAGATTCAAATAACAAATTTGTATTCAGAACATACGAAGTAGGAAAAGAAGCAGTTAATGCCGGTGCTTTAGCAAATAATGGTTATGTTAAAATTGAATTCTATCAAGAACAACCGAAATTGAATTCATACCCATCGTATCCAAATAGAACAATCTATAATGATGGTATTTTCAGAGGCAATGTTGGATTGGGATATGGTGGTACAACATATACTACAAATACATTAGGTAATTCAACTTTTACAACATCAGGAACAAATCTTACTACATCAACCGCATATTTAAATAATGTTACTCCAACATCTATGGTGAGTAGTAATAAAGTAGAAACGGGTTTAACTGAAAAGGGCGGGAGTTCTAATCAAACATTCACACAATCAAACAAAGAATTTTATTCATACTCATTTCATAATGTAGCATGGAGAATTCTACCAACTTCAAATAAACAATATCATAAAGAAGATTTAGGTGTATTGTATTGTGGAGAGTGTGGTGCTAAAAGAAAAAAAGATACACATAAGTTCTGTCCACATTGCGGAACTAAATTCTAAAAATAGTTAATCACAAGGTTTGAATAGGGGGTAGAAATACCTCCTATTTTATTTGGTAATATCAAATATTTGTCGTATATTTGTGTTGTGTTAAGTAGCAATGATAAAAATAAGGTTATAAATACCCTAAATGGTGTTTTGGGTAGTGGCGTTTCCCTAAAAGGGAACGAAATAGCATATTATTGCCCGTTTTGTAACCATCATAAGCCCAAATTACAAATAAATACCGAAACCCAAAAGTGGCATTGTTGGACTTGTAATAGTGGTGGTAAAAAGCTAACATCTTTACTTCGTAAGTTAGATGTAGATAGAAAAACTATATCCATTATTAGAGAAATCTATGGTGATAGTAATTGGACACCACAACAAGAAGATGCCGAAACAAAGGTATTCATTTCTCTCCCAAAAGAATTTATTTCATTAGCAGAAGAACCAAAGGGATTTAATCCCGAATATAAACATGCTATGTATTATCTAACTCAAAGAGGTATTACCATAAAAGATATAATAAAACATAATATTGGTTATTGTAAAGATGGATTATATGCGAGAAGAGTAATAATTCCATCATATAATTCAGATGGGCTATTAAACTATTTTGTTTCTCGTTCATATTATCCCGAAGAGAAAATGAAATACAAAAATCCACCAATCAGTAAAAATATAATTTGTTTTGAATCGCAAGTTAATTGGAAAGAACCAATTATATTATGTGAAGGTGTATTTGATGCCATAACAATTAAAAGAAATGCTATTCCATTGTTGGGAAAGTTTCCATCTAAACAATTGGTTGAAAAAATATTCATTAGTGGTATAAGTGATATCATAATTTCATTGGATAATGATGCAATCAACGAAGCACTTAAAGCAGCTGATTATTTTAGAAAAAATGGAATCAATGTAAAAATGATGTATCTAAAAGATAAAGATGCATCTGATATGGGTTATGAAAAATTTTACGAAGAATTAAATAAAACAAAAGAATTTTCATCAGAAGATTTATTATTAAATAAAATAAATTCATTATGAGTTTAAAAAGAATTTACCATATTGCCGATGTTCATATTCGTAATGTGCAACGCCACAAAGAATATAGACAAGTATTTGAAAAAATGTTTGAAGAAATCCGTAAAAGAGGAACGGAAAATTCAATCATTTATTTAGCAGGAGATATTGCTCATGCTAAATTGGAAATGTCACCCGAATTGGTGAACGAAATCAATTGGTTATTTACCGAATGTTCCAAACATTGTGAAACTATTCTTATTACAGGAAATCACGACTGTAATATGAATAATTTGGATAGAATGGATGTTCTAACTCCAATTGTAAACGCTTTAAACCTACCAAACTTTCATTATTTAAGAGATACGCAAGTTTATTCAATAGGTGATGTAGATTTTTCAGTATTCAGTATTTTTGATGATAAAAAGAATTGGATTACTGCGGATAAAATGTTTGGTAATAAGAAAATTGCTTTATTCCACGGACCAGTAGATAATTCTATGACTGATATTGGGTATGTAGTAAGTAGCAGACATTTTACAACGGATATGTTTGATGGATTTGATTTAGCCCTATTGGGTGATATTCACAAACGACAAGAAATGATTTCTCCAAAAGGTTGTAAAGTAGTTTATGCGGGTTCTTTGGTTCAACAAAACTTTGGTGAAACTTTGGATAAGCATGGATTTGTTGTATGGGATTTGGATACAATGACTTATGAATCTGTTGATATTCAAAACGATTATGGATACTATACATTAGATGTTGATAACGGAAATGTGCCAGTTGTAACAAATATGCCAAAGTATCCACGTTTGAGAGTTCGTTTATCTAATACCGATACTGCTGATACAAAAAAGGTAGTAACCGAAATTAAAATGAGATATGGTGTTGATGATTTTACAATTATCAGAACCGATTCATTAGCTAAATCTAAAACGGGTAATAGAGCATCAAAATTAGATTTTGAAGATATTTCCGATGTATCATATCAAAATTCTTTATTAAGAGATTACATTCAAAGAATGATGCCGTTTACTACAACGGAAGATTTGGATGCATTAGAAGTAATTAATACGGATGTAAATAATAGAATTAAAAAAGAAGATTTACATAGAAATATACATTGGAAACCTATCCGATTTGAATTCAGTAATATGTTTTCATATGGTGAGAACAACAAAATTGATTTTAATAAA